CTGCGTTCTCGGTCATCCTCCCGAGTCTCTCGACTGTCTTGGAGGACTGCCTGCCCTTGTCATCGAACTGCTCGAGTTCCCTTTGGGCTTCCTTGCCCCCTTGGAGGGCTATGGAGCCTACCATCCTGAATACATCCATCACCTGCTCCTCATAAGGTCTGCGATGTCGGCATACCGGTTCAAGTCTTCCTGAGTGACACTGGACTTCTTCCCGTCCTGTTGTTGTGGCCGTTTCAGGTCTTTCAGGATGTCACTGAATGACTTCCGGTGTTTACTGTCCTGATACGGCAACGTACAACAGTAGTACAACCAAGCCCTCTCCTCAAGCCTGTCATTTATGGATTGCTCCAACAGTCCAAGGCCGAGGGCTATCGGTTCCTCGAAAATCCAACTGCCATATCTGCTCAACAACGAATACACTAATCCGACTTCAAGTCCGTTTGCTGATTGAGCAAAAAATCCAGCACACCTTCCTCTGACAGGATTGCCCTGATCATGTCAAAAGTTTCCTTCGGAGCCTGATCCTCAATCTCTTTCCTCGTTTTGTCGGATATGTCAGCAAGAAGCGTCATCACCTCTGCCTCGGCCATATGGAGTTTACTCGCTAATGCCATGACAATCTTGTATCCGAGTGCTGATTCATTAACTTTCTCTTTCTCGGTCTCTTCCATGATCATTTTTATGTCTTCACCAAGACCCATCTTATTGATGATTCTCGAGAGTTGGAACATGTGCTTTGTCTTTACCATCAGTCAACTCCTTATAGCGTCAATACCACATTAACAGCTTCAGCGGCACTGTCAACAGTTACTGAAGAATACACGGATTGGTATCCATCCTCGTGAACCTCATAAGGTCTGTTTTCTCCGTATGCGACACCCTCAAACACTGCAGTCCCTGCACTTTCCGCTACAGTCCTTCCTGCAAACTTCACGGTTGCACCGCCAGCACCTCCGGAGATGGTGAACGTGACAGTCGAAGTCCCTGCGACCACGCCATCGTCGATCTTGTAAATCGGCTCGGTCAGGTCGCTTGGGTTGTAATGTGCAGAAAATGCAAGTTCAAGGATCACTTCGGAGTCCTCACTTGCGGTGATGGTCAGTCCGTTGTCCACCAATGCATTGTACACGGTGATTACCTTGGTCGTACCATCCTTCATGTTGCCTACAAGTACAACGTTTGCGATGTAGGATGCATCCTCGATGAGTCTCCTGCCACCACCTTCAAGGGCAGTGCCGTTCTCGGTGATTCCGGGCAACGCCATCTTGAGCATGGACTGGGTGAGTCCTTTCGGGTGGACGGTGAGGGTTGCATTCTCACGGATTATCCGCTTCAGCCCCTTTGTCTTCCCGGGTGCACCATTGTACGGGATGTCCCGGTATTCACGTTCAACAACAAAGGCGTTGTCACCCTCACATGGGGCGATCAGCGAACCGTTGACGAACACAGCTCCGGTGTCAAGCATGATTTTCTCTACCTGTTCTGCTACTAACATATGTCACTCCTATAGATTTTGGTTTCAAAGACGAGCTGTCTTGCCCAGATGTTCACATCATTCGGGAAGGGGATTGCCGTCCGAGTCCTGATCTTGAACCAGAAGGATGTCTCCCCCTCGCTGAATGACCGGTAATCGAACAGGCGCTCAACTTCCATGACAGTCCTGTCTATCCCTACAGACACGTTGTACCCGTCACGGTCAACATCATAGATGTCTACCTGCATGTCCGATACAACTTGGTTCCTGTACATCCTCCCATTGCTGGGAAAACTGAACACGATATAGGGGAGCAGGGAAGCGTGTGGGACATCCTCGTAATACACATTGTCGCAGATTGTTGCAAGCTGTTCGTACACCACCTTGCGGATATCCTCATTCATGCCTTCAGCTCCCGTTCTATCAACATACGGATCCTGTTGCGGTTGTCGGAGAATGCCGGCCTCAGGTGTGGCTGGGGTCTGGCACCCCTTGTGACCCACCAACGGCCCTTGTCGTCTTGGTATGCCCAAGCCGTTTTCCTGCCTCTTCCGCTTTCCGCATAGATTCCTGTGCCGAATTCGACAAACGGGGCGTATTCCACATTGGTTCCAATGTAGGCAACTTTCTCCTTCTTGTCGATCTTGCGGTGGTACGAACCCTTCAGGTTTCCAGTGTCTACAGGACACCTGAGTGATGTCTCACCCAATACAAACTGACTCGCCGCTTCAAGGGCCCTGAGTTGGTTTTTCTCAAGTGCTTTCATCACTTCACTGGTGAAACTCTCATACTTGACCACTTTCAAGCCTCCTTACGGCTATCTCGAGATGATGGCCCATATTCATGGGGTCATCAACATTCAGTATCTCGTAATTGACACCATCAATCACAAGCCTGTCGCTGTTCCTGATGTCTACAGGCAAGCCTGCACTGAAGGCGGATGGCTGGAACGGGGTGCCGAAATAGGTGGCCTGTTCATCAGGATCGGTCATCACAAGCCTGAATGGTGAACAGAACCATGTATGGGTCGATTCAACCATTGTCTTCGAGGCCTTGTAAATCTCATCCCCGGTGGACATGTCCAAGACACCCCGGCTTGTCATGATGGCAACCCAAGAGGTCTTGGAACCACCCATCCCGTCCTTGAGAAGGGTCTTCCTGTGGATTTCACCTGTCATCCGGTAAAATCGTTCAATCATACAAACCCCACAAACCGCTTGATCCCATTCAGGATGTGGTTCGGATACAACCTGTTGATGCTGGCATACGACACACTGTACCGTGAAAGCGATTCGGAGGACACGGTTCCTACGGTGCCGTTCATCGGCTTCCCGAGCAACTGGAACTCTATCATCCGAATTGCGGTCATCTCGGAGCCGGTGGGATATACGGTGTTCCCGTCGTCATCCACATCAAATGCCTTGTTTCGGATGAGCAGATACTCTTCCTCGACAAGCGGTATCAATGCGGTGATGATGGCATCCTTGTCTGTCCCATCGATCTCCAATATGGTCTTCACTGATGCAAGTGTTGTGATTGCCATGTTACGATATCTCCATCACAAGCTGTTGCTTGTTCTTCTTGTTGACATCCTTCACACCTTTCTTGGTAGCAAGTTTCCGCAATTCTGCCACGGTCAACTGCTCAAGCATCTGTCTCCGTCTACTGTTGAAACCAGCCAATCCCATTCAACACCTCCTATCAGACTGCAGTGTTGGCAGTGATCAGCCTGTGCTTCAGTGCCACAATCCTGACGTTCTTCTGGTCGTATACACGGAGCCAGTTTGATGCGTTCTCCACCTCTGCATTGGTGGGTGAGGAACCTACAACAGATGCATCAGTCCACTTCACACCACGGGGGTGCATCAGGAAGTGTGCCCTGTTGACGAGGATGTCGTCACCTGCGAGGGAGTCACGATCCAGCTCAGTGGGAACCGGTGCGGATCCCTGCCCGAATGCAAAGGCACCTTCACCGAAGATGTACGTATGGTACACTCCACCGGAGTTGGGGACACTGTCATTCACGATGACACGCTTGCCCATGTAGTATGGGAGGGTCGGGCGTCCATCGGCATCTGGCAGATACTCGATGAGCTGTTGCTTCACCAGTACCGCCTCGGTTGCTGAGTGCATGAGGTATCCGGTGAGGTTACTCTTGTTGTCACCGAGCTTCTGTGCGGTGTCCACAAGGTTGTCTGCATTGATGATGTCATCACCGACACCTGTTTCTCCGGTGACATCGAGCAGGTTGACTGCCATGGAAGCAGCTCCGAAGATACCGGTGAGGGTGGAAACAAGCAAGGCCTGTCTCCGTCTTTCCCAATAGCCAATCACCAAGTTGGCGATCTCAGCCATGGGGTCGTCACCAGACAGCTTCTTCGCAAGGTCGTTCACCGACCAAGCACGTCCACGCATGAACAATACGGCAACATCCTGCAATGCGGCAATGCCTCCGGGTGAGAGGGCACTGGAATCGGACAGGACTTCATCATCACCCGAGAGGTCTTCCCAGAAAGGCATGTTCAGCAGGCGTCCGCCTGAGTTTGCCAAGGTATCGAGCTCGGGGCTGTTTTGGACAATACCACTCTGGATCAGGGTGGAAAGCTCAGGGGTGCGTTCAATGATGTATGGGTTGAATACATCAGGAACGATCACATCGGCAATTTTTGTCTTAGGCATAATTATCTCCTAGTGTTTTCTTTGAAATACTTTGCAAGCTCAGGGTTTTCCTTCAGCATCTTTCCTTGTTCGGTCAGATTCCAGTCT